AGGGTTAGCTGCCCTTGGTGAGCACGGCGCCGCGCGACTTGTTCGACGTCGTGAACTGGAGGAGCGAGAAGAGCTTCGTCACGAAGCCCTGCGCGGACGGGATCTCGATCGTCTCGCCCTTCTGCCGATACGCCTCACGCGAGACGTTGAGGTAGAAGTGCTTCGGCGACATGAAGTACACCCGGTCGCCGCCGTACTGCGAGAACACGCAGCGGGCCGTCTTGAACGCCAGCATCTTGAAGCCGCCGTCCGCCTCCGACGTGTCGATCCAGCGCTGCTGATCCTGGAGGGACGCCTCGTAGAGCGCATTCGGAGCCGCGCCCGAGACGATCAGCGTCGGGGCCGAGCCACCCGTGCCCTTCGACGCCGTGTTGAACGCCGTGGTGAACGCCGCCTCAATGTCCGAGCCGTTGGCCGCGTACTGCGCCGTGTAGTTGCGCCACCACGCATCCGTCGAAGCGTCGATGCCGCCCGGCGAGCCCTGGCCGTTGTCAGGCAGAATCGTCTGGAGGCCGAGGAAGCCGTCCGTGCTCGTCGCGAACAGCGCCTCTTCCAACGCATCGTCGTGCGAAGAGAGGGCGTTGTCGATGAGCGACGTCACGAGATTGACCTTCTGGTTCTCGGTCGGGTTCTTCGCTTCGTCCGCCTTCGACCACACGATCGGCACGCTCAGCGCACCGGGCGTGTAGACCGCCGCGGTCAGCACTTCGACCTTGCTCAGCGAGGTCGTGGTGAGATCCGAGGCGAGGAAGTCCGTACCGGGATTCCGCACGTAGTCGAGCGTGTGCTCGATCGTCGGGCCGAGGGACTTACGCTGAATGAACTTCTGACGCTCGAACTCGCGCAACAGCGCGGACTCGGCGAACTGATTGGCAGCCTTGTTCCTGGCGTTCAGAACGGCAGGATACGAAGCCGCGAGGATCTGACTGATGGTAGGCATGGTGCCTCTCCTGAAAAGAAAAACAGTGGTTCACTGACACCCTGTTTGTCGCACAGGTCGAGGCGAGAATGGTGACGTCTATACGCTCCGGCTCAGACCGTCATACCGAGGGAGGGATCGTGATCAGGCTCACGAGGGCCAAATGGTAGCGGGGGTGGGATTTGAACCCACGATCTTTTGCGTATGAGACAAACGAGATGCCGCTTCTCTACCCCGCAATACACTACGCCGCGTTCAGTTCCCGCAGCGCCTTCTTGACGATGCTCTCGGTCGAATCGGCCGGAGTATCATCGTCGTTCACCGTCGCCTCTGCCGCGCCCGCAGTCGTTCGGCGATCGGTTGGCTTGGCTTTGTTCAACTCTGCGAGGATCGAGGCACGGATGTCGGCCTCCATCTTCGTCTTGTCAGCCATCAGTCTCGGCAGTACCACGGCGCGGTACGCCGCGTCCAGGCCCATGCGCCCGTTGCCCGGCTTGGACAACTCCGCTCGGATGTCGGCCTCGTGATCCTTGAACCCCGGCCAATTCGTCCGCGCGTCATCGAGCAGCGCCTTCATCTGCGAGAGCGCCGATCCAACTTTCTCCTGTGCCTCGCGCTGCTCCTGGATCGGTTTGAACTTCGCGTCCAGATCCGCGAGCCGCTTCTCCAGCGCTTCTCGTTCTGCCTTCGAGGACTGCTTCTCGGACGTCAGGCGCCAGTCGAGCAGCTTCTGCATCTGCTGCGCCGAGTAACCGATGGTCCCGTCCGGCAAGAGCACGTCCGGCTTCGGCTGTTCCCCGATGGGCTCTTCTGCTTTGGCAGCCGGAGCCGCCACGGGGGCGGGCTTGGCCAGCCCTTCGAGCACCGAACGGTACCGCGGGTCATTGAGCAAGACCTGCTTGACGAAGACCTCCGGGTGGTTCTCCGCGAGCTTCATCACTTTCAGCGCGGTCTGCACGGATTCCGAACCGTACTCGTCGGCCTTGGCCTTGAACGCTTCGAGGGCCTTGATCTTCTCTTCGGCCTGACGTCGTTCGCGCGTGAGCACGGCTTGGTGGCGCGAGACGGGGATGCGGCCCTTCTTCAGCCCCGGAGTCTTGGTGACAAGCTCGGCCTCGATGGCCGCGAGGGCTGACTCATCGTCTGTCGACGCAGCCGCCTTGTCACCTGCGCTAGCACCCGCGGCCTCGCCGGCCGCATCTGAGTGTTGCGCCTCTGGAGTCTGTTCTCCAGCGCCCGTTCCAGCGTCTTCCTGAACGGTTCCGCTGTCCTGGACATCCGCGCCCGCATCCGATCCGCTCAGCTCCGCCGCTGCGGCCTGTACCACGTCAAACGTCGATTCGCTCATGCGTCCTTTAGTAGGGGCCGTTCACCGCGCCTGGGTTACTGTAGCCCTTCTGTATCGCCACTCGGCGTAGCTCACTGCGAGAACGGAACCGTTGGGGGGTGCCATCCTCGTGGCAGAGGCCGTGGCGGATGGTGACGTCGATGTCGTCGCCGATGACCGCCGAAGCATGGCCCCGCTCTTCGGTGAGTTCAATCAACTGGCCCCCGCACGGGCACTTCCAGGCATCTCTCTCGAAACTCCAGAGGTATTGGCGATCCTCCTGCCCGCACGTCGCACATCGGACATGACGCCGCCTGTACGTATGGACCATCACTACATTAGACCTAAAAAGACCCTATTTTTGGCCAGACGCCCCAACGACCTCAGCTTCGATTGGCGGCTCGTCGGGCAAGGGGAGACCACCCACTTTCACGCCGATGAACACCTTGACCCCGCTGTCCGGCGCGTCGGCCGAGCCCTTCTGCAAATCCACCGCGCGCTCCGCATCGACACTTGCGTGCGTGAGCATCCATTCCATCGGGCGCGTATCGCCCTTCTCAGCCGCAATGCGCGCGGCCTTCAGATGCAGCGCCGCATAGACCGGAAGCTGGAGGGCGAGGGCGGCGCGCACCGCCCGCAGGCGTCGGCCAAAGACCGAACTCCGCAGCGGCGGGTCAGCCCAGGCGAGAGAGAGAGACCGCTGCTTGTTCTCCCACACGGTCAGCTCTTCGTCGTTGGCGAAGCCGTACTTCCCGGCAAAGTTCTCCCAACACTCGTCACAGAATCCGCTGGCATTACCCGGACGATCGGGGTGTCCGCAGGCGTCGGCCGTCTGAAGTCCCATCAGGAGTGACTGTGCTCTGGACAAGATGTTCTGGACTACTTCATTCTTCGGGGCTTGTTCTGAAAGCCGTTGGTCGCGTAGTACAACTTGACCTGCTTCTTCGTGAACGTCTTCCCCGAGGGGGACTTGTACTTGTTCGGACCGGTCTTCTTGAATGGCATATGTCACTTTCCCACGCATCGCCTACACCAAGTGCGCGCCGCTCGCCGATCGCTTCGCGATGACCGGCTCCTGTGGCGCCGCTTCCATCGGACCGCCGTTCGGCGGGACCGCAGGACCACCCGGACCTGCGGGCTGAGCAGACGGCGCCGGAGGCGGAGCGGTGCCCTGCAACTGGCCTACGGCATCGTGGATCATCTTCGATGCTGCCGCAATGTCATCCGGCCCAATCTGGAACCCGGACTTCAACATCGCTGCCACCGCGATCGGATTCACCATGTCCTGCCCGCTGAACGAGAATCGTAGCACGGGCGGAGGCGGGGGCGGGGGCGGAGGCGGAGGCGCGAGGAGCTTCGTCGGGTCGAGGCCGAACGTCTGGAGCAGCTCAGCCAGGAGCGCCGGGCGGTTGGCCTCGGGCGCCTGCGCCGCGAGATTCCAGACTTTCAAAATCTTGTCCTGCTTGGCGAGCGGGTCCACGCGGTCCGAGGAGTCGGCCACGAAGTCAAACGCCCACGACCCTCCGATCGAGTTGGGCACAATCGCGGCCAGCTCCGATGCGCCCTGCGCCCCCACCATCGTCACATAGTCCGTCTGATCGCAGACGAGCTGCGCCAGGCCGAACAGGAGCGCGGCGCCCTCGGCCACGAACCGATTAACCTTGCCCTTCTCGTAGTCGAGCCGGATCTGTGCAGCGCCCTGCATGTTCTGCACTTCGGTCGCCGAGCGACGGCCCGTGTTCGCGAGCGCGAGTTGGTTGTTCGAGAGGGACCACGATCGGTCGAGGTCCGTCATAATGACGGACTGGAACTGGAAGTTCTCCCTCGGGTACGCGGCACGCGCGACCTCCCCGATGACGCGCGAGCCATCGCCGTTGGTCGGGATGATGTCCTGCCACTGCCCCATGCGGATCGCCTGGGCAACCTCTTCGTCGAGCCGGTTGGCATCATACCACCGCAGGGGCAACGATGAATCCCGTTGCCGCAGCATCTGCGATCGGCTGCGGATCAGCTCTCGAACCTGCGGGCGGCCTGCCTGACTGTCCGAGGGTGGCACCGCCAAGTCGCTGACGTAGGTGAGCGCCGCGACACGGATCGGGTAGCCGTTCAATCCCCGGAAGTACCCTGCCGTCGCGGGTGTGCCCGGACCCGGCTGTCCGGTCTGCGGGTTCATCACGCCAGGCTGCGCCGCTTGTGCAGGCACCCACTCCTGCCACGGCAGCAGTTCATCAATCACAGGTTCGTCGATCCCATCAACGAACACAATCCGCCGTAGCGCGTCCGGGTGCTGGACCGAAGCATCGTAGATCGCCGCCTTGCACCACACTTCGGTCTGCCGAACGCCATCGAGCTTGGCGTTCGTTTCGACGAGGGGGTCCATGACGTCATCGGCGAGACGATTGGGCCGGGATGCTCCCGCCGACCCACTGTCCGACTCGTCCGGCGTATTGCTCGCCTGCTTAGCGACGTCCTGACCGTACCGACGCTCCAGCTCGGCGCGGGTCAGCCAGGACTCGACGCCGAGCCACGGCGCCTGTTCCCAATCGCTGCCCGCGAACTCAATCGGCCACAGGAACTGCGCTGGGCTCACGCGCTCCCAGAACAACCGCCTACTGACCAGCCGCCGCACCGGCACCATCTGCATCGGACCGGGCACGACGAGGCCCGCGAACTGGGGGTCCACCTGTCCGAGGGGATGCGGTTGCATCGGTCCGGGCTGCTGGATCAGCACCGTCTCGTACCGCTCGTCCACCCCGAGCTTCGAGACCATGATGCCCGCGCCATTGATGACGTCGGCCAGGCACTCGTCGATCATGTACGCCGCCCGGCATTGCTTGTTCAACACTTCGTTGACGTACGCCGTGACGAGCGGGGCGTCTTTCGCGAGGTCGGGCGACGGCGCAGTCGCCACGATCTTCGGGAGCTGAAACGAGAGCTGTGCCGCCTTCTGCTTCGAGCGTGCCCAATCCTCTGGAACGGCCACGCGGTCGGACGACGGTGTGTCATCCGCTAGATTGGTGAACGGCTTCTGCACCCGGAAGGCCACCGAGTCCTTCCAGCTTTCGAGGAACTGGTCGCGCAACCGGCGAGAGGCCGCGAGCTTCTGCCCCCACGCCGCGTTCGACAGTCCTTTCGAATTGGCGGGGCCGGTCTTCTGTTCAATCTGCGGGGTCTCTATCGCCATGCTCGCGTTGCCTCAGCGCCGAGACGGGGTCGTCCGGGGCGCAGTCTTTTGATCTCGTTCATGATCGCCGCCACACCAGGGTCCACAGGCTTCACATCACGAGAGGGGTGGACGCGGCTCATGGCGACGTAGCGGCAGACGTCGATCTCGTCGTCGGCTACCCCTACTGTCACGATGTCCTCGGGATTCCGAGGGTTGACTACCATCGTCGGGATATGGGCGATCGTCTTGGGGCAGCCACTTCGCAGGAACCGCATCCGCGGCCTGGCGCCCGTCCCGTCGTCCACCGTCTCGCGCAGCGCGGCATGGACCGCGACCCACCCGGCCACGCGCGCATTGTCGCCGGGCGTGAGCGCGAGTCCCGCCTGCTCCATGTGCTCGGCCACCGAGGGGCCTTCATGCGCCTGGAACATCGACGGGTCGCACACCGTGTAGCGCACCTTCATTCCCTCGCTCCGTGCGAGGATCTCCTCTGCGGCGTCCTTCGGCAGCGTCTCCCGGAAGACGAACTCCTGAAAGCCGATGAGCGATCCATCCGGCATCGCGGCGAACCACAGACAGACACCGGGGTTGCCGGTCGCCGCGTAGCCCCAATCGATTCCACGCACAATCTCAATTCCCGGCGTATCGAGGATGGATCGGCCGCGCCACGTCGGCATCTGATCGATGACGTGCCAGGGCCGCCCATCTTTCGAGGGGGACCACTCGGGGAACGCCTGTCCCTCGACCGCATCCCACGATCCGTCCTTGAGCGCGGCCCGGAGCGCCGGACTCCCGAGATTGTCAAGCACGCGACCGTACTGCGCCGTGTCGATGTGCGTGTTCTCGCTGAAGTGACTGTGGATGACCTCGATCTCATCCCGATCGTATCCCGGCAACTCCTCGGTCGTGTAATCCTGCGTGATGAAGTACCGCTTCACCCACTCGGCGCCCACGCCCACCGGGTTGGTCCCGCCTTTGACCTGCGGCTTGTAGCCGGGGATCGGCGAGCGCAGTGAGGTCTGGATGAACGAGAACTGGTTGAACGTGAACGTCGCCAGCTCGTCGATCAGGATCAACTCGGCCTCGGACGAGAGGAACTTCGAGAGGCTGGCGTCATCCTCGGCGTGCCCGAACTTCACCGTCGATCCGTTCGGGAATCGCAGCACCATGTCCGTCGAGTGCCACGCCCCCGCGGGGAGGCCCATCTGTTCGGCCTCGAATGGGACGAAGGTCAAATGGCTCGACTTCAACTCGCCCGTCGTTCGGCGCAACACGACCGCCCTGAACCGCGGGATCGACAGCGCGTGCATGTACGCATCGAACCGCAGACAGATGCTCTTGCCCGTGCCTCGTGACCCGGACGCGAGGACGTAACGTTTCGTGCTCGCGTGGATACGCGCTTGGTGCGGGAGGGGCTCGTAAATCGTGACCGCGCGGCCCCCGCGCTCGACGACCAGTCCCGCCATTAGGGGTTCGGCACGATCGACGTCAGATCCTTCAGCGCCTTCCCGATGTCCTTCACGCGGCCGAGGGCATCCACGAGGGAGGCCCTGGCCTCGCGGAAGTCCGCCACGATCGCGAGGACACCCTCTTCCGTAACGGCGCCGGAGAGGCGCTCTCGCGCACTCGCGAGGCGATCCTTGAACGCCTGGACTGGCGTCTGTATCGCCGCGCGTAGATCCGAGGGAAGACCGGACGTCAGGTCGAGGATGGCCTGAGCACCACGGTCCGCCCCATCGAGGTAGGCGTTCACCGTCCTGACGGCGGAGGTGAGACGGTCAGGGTCGATGTTCGGGATATGGAAGCTGGCGCACGCGCATAGCATGGCGCATAGCGCGAGGGGGAGAGTGAGGCGCAGAAACCGCATATGGATTAGACTTCGTGGTGTGTGTTTTTTGGCCATCTGCCCGAGGGGGGCCAGCCGCCGAGATCGGACAGACTCGCGCGGTTCCAGGTATAGAGAGGCGGGGTGGGTCCCTGGGTCGATGGCCAGCCGCCGAGATCGAACCAAGCAAGACCGATGCCAACTAGGACAAGCCCATTTTCCGCAGTGTTCTCGCACGGCACGCCTTTCGCTGCAAGCCAATGTCCCCGAGCACTGCCGCAGCACTACAGCGTAGCGGAGCCTCTCGCACGACGCACGATGCCCGTTGCATGGCATGTGCTGGGCAAAGCAAAGATAAAGCAAAAGAACGAGAAACCCCAATGTTTCCCGTAGTCCGTCGACGCAACCTAAGACAGTTTATCAGACCTTGCCCAAAATCCCAATGTTTTCGTATGTTGCCTTCCAACATGAGCAGACTTTCGCCCCCTCGCACGGGGCACTACAGACGAGGCGACATGTGCCGATGTCCTGTCCATGACGATCACACGGACAGGGCAGACGGTCACAGTGACGGGAGATTGGCGCGTCGAGCCGGACGTGCGGCGTTATCGCACAGAGAGCGAAGCGCGAGAGGCTGAGGCCCGGCTACGGCGGGCGGCGGCGCGGCTGGACACTGGGGACGGGGCCGAGCGTCGGCCCTAGGTGGCCCACTGTGGTTACAATTTTGTAAGTATTGGTCTTCCCCACAGTGGTAAAGCCAATTAGCCTGAGACCGTGTAATTTTTACATACCAACCTGTCGATAGGTTGAGGGGTAATGGGGCAGGTATGACGAAAATTCCGGAAAATGACGTTTTTCACTTGGCACGATTCTTGCACAAAACCCGCAAGTTCCGAGGGGACAACCATTTACGATACCTAGTTTACCTATACTACTCTTTTTTAGTTTAATTATATGTAGGTAGACCCTAGGGTGTAGGCGTGTCTGGCCACGGCGTGGCGTATGGTGTGGAGCTATAAATAAACTTGAGAGCACAAAAAAATGCATCTCATTAGTGTTTTGGCACCTAAACCCCATTCTCGCAACAAGTTACGGGCAGATCGTTTTCCCAAAAGGCTCCAAAAAAATCGTCAAGGCCTGCCGAAAATCGCAATCTTGCATTTTTGCTCAGCAATTATGCAAATTCAAGAACCGTGCCAGTCTCATTAAGGTTCGCCTTCCTTTCGCCATGTGCTTCGCTTCTCTCGCCCGGTGCCCGGTGCCCGGTGCCCGGTGCCCGGTGTCGGCCCGCGTTTGACACGTCTCCGCCGCCCGTGCTAGTGTCGTGGCTCACCGCAGCACTGGGCTGCGGAATGGAGGTCCTGATGTCTATCTCTACGGCCGATCCTCGCGCATCGGCCATCCACACGATCCTGATCGATCGTGCGATCAATGATGCTGCCCTGTCCGAGCTTGCTGATGCCATCCTCGGCCCGCCGCGCGACGGCGAGCGGCGTCCGCTCTATGTCGCGCTGGCGGCCGTGCGAGACTGTCTCGTCGCCGGTCTGCCATTCTGTCCGCCGATCGATCACACTGCCCCACACCCCTCGGAGGTTGCCCGATGCTCGTTCCTCTGCTGATCGTGTACTTCGGTCTCTCAGTCCTGCTCAGTCTCTACGCGGTCGATCTGTATCGCCGCATCACTCGGAGGTGATTGATCATGTGCGTCATTCTCACGATCCAAAAAAACACGCCCCCCTCGGAGATCCCGACCAAATCGGATCTCCGCGCCATGTGGCGCGACAATCCGCACGGCGGAGGCGTCAGTTGGCGCCTGCCTTCGGGCGAGATCGTGCTGCGTCGCGGGATCACGTGCCAGCGGGACTGGGTGTCCTGCATTCGCGGCGCCGCGACGGCCGGCTATCCGCTCGTCGCGCACGCGCGCATTGCGACGATCGGCGGAATCCGCCCGGCGCTGACACATCCGTGGCCGGTCACCGCATCTACCTTGGACGGTCGCGTGGTCGCCGCACTCGCGCACAACGGCCATTGGTCGTCATGGGACACGGAGATCACGCGGGATATGGCGCTGCTGCGCGCCGCGACTGATGTGCCCCCGGCCCTATCGCCGATGGGATACCTCGCCACGCGCGATGTTGTCCGCTATGACCGTGATCCGTGGTCGGATAGCCGCGCGCTCGCGCTGACCGCTACGGTCTACGGCATCGAAGCGCTGATCACGCGCCCGCCCTTGGGCCAGCGCATCGCGATCCTGACCGCGGACAACATGATCGAGATTGGCGCGGGCTGGAGCACGTACCGCAGCGACGATCGTGTCCGTGTCAGCAATCGCGGATGGTCGATGGCTTACACCTATTCGCGGTATTCCGGCATGGGACCGACCCATGTGGTCGGGAGTTTCCCGCGTGACAGGTACGCGGATTGGCGATCTGGCTATGACGAGTATGTCGGCCGCTGCGAGACGGCGCGCGAGCAAACCGCGCAACTCGCAGAAGCGCGCGTGGAGCCCCTCGTGGAGCCTCGCAGCGAGGGGGAAAGTGCTCGCGCGGCGTGGGGACGGCTGTGGGACGAGGACGCGCTGCGGCGAGAGATCGGTACGGAGGGCTGGGGCATCGATGATGTGACCGGCGCGATCGGAATCACGGCTCGGGCGAAGGAGGTGCGATAATGCAGGTCTATTTCTTCGATCCACAATCCGCCGATTTGGTTTGCGCGCGTGCGCCGGAGGACTTCCCGGCCATCTGCAACCTCCGGGGATATCGGTATTGGCCGATCGAGCCAGTGTTCCTGAGCGGCGACGTCTACCGGACCACGCTGCATCCTGATGCGTGCGTCGAGGGGTACAGCGTGATCGGTGCAGGATGTTACCACGCGACGGTCATCGTCGGCCGTGGCGCCATCGCGCAGCCGGAAGAGACGTGCGTCGATCGTGGCTACACGGACGTTGCCACGCCTGACGAGATGCGGCGCGCGTTGCCGGTTGAGTTGCTCGACGTGTGGCGTCCGTGGTTCGCGGCACAGGCGCCCAGCGCATACGCTCAGTCCATCGCCGATCTGGATGCGTATTGGACGCGCAGGCTCGCCGCATCAGGCGCCCATGGTTCGGTCGTGCACGTCCGCGATCGTGTGTTCCGCCGCCCCGGTACACAATTGGACGGCCGAGTATTTGCGATTGAATCGGCCGCACTCGAACCACCGTCATGGCTAGTAACAAATTCGCCGATTTTGGCCGCCCGGCTGGAGCCGCGCCCCATGCAGTGCGCGACACCGGGGGGAGTCCCAGCGCTGTTTCAGGCTGGTAACGCAGACGCGGCGCGTTACTTGTGCCTAATCCTCGTTCGTCCGTACGAGGGTGATACAACCGCCCCGCACGTAACGGCCGATGCAGACGCCCGCATCGACGATATCCGCGTCGGCGTGGAGGTGGAGTGCTTGCTCGGCCGAGGCATATTGGAGCGGTGGGGCGCCGAGCGCCAGAGCTATCACTCCGGCCGTATCCTGTCGCATTCCCCGCGATACTGCGGACCGGAGGACCTCGGCCGGTGGCGGGCTGATGCGGACGGATCACTGCCGGAACTGCGGCAGCGTACCGGCGTGGAGTTCGTCTCGCCTACTTTCCGCTGGCCGCACGATCTGCCAAACCTGATGTCAGGCATTCGGGCGATCAAGGCAGCAGGGGCGACGACGGCGCGCGCATGTGGCGGCCATATCCATTTGTCCCTGCCGACACGGATGTTGTATGGCGCAAACTACATGACATGGGCGCGGGAGTTCTCCGCGCGCCAAACCCTCGTGACGCGGGCTGCGATTCCTCTCGGCTGGCGCCACGATCATCATTACGCCTTGGCCGGTCTGGCGTATTGCCAGCGCTGCGAAGCGTACGGCGAATGCAGGTGTGTCGAGCAGTCGATCGTCTCGGCCACGCCGCGCGAGAAACAGTCTCGCCCCGGCGCCGTCTGGTGCGTCCAGACCGGGCCAGTCCGAACGCATGTCGAGGTCCGCGCATGGGGCGGCAGCGTCTCGCCGCGACGATGGGCTGCGCGCATCGGTGCGTCGATCATGATGCTGACACTACCCCCTCGTGACGCGATCGACGCTATCGCGGACTGGGCCCGCGCGGCCAAGCGCACCTATCGGCCGTACGCCGATCCGAAGTAGACGCTACCCACCTGCTACCCGCCCAAGGCCCGATCCTCCCCATCGAGGATCGGGCCTTTTCCATTTGATCTGGCCGCTGTCGCCCTGGCCGCTGTCGCCCTGGCCGCTGTCGCCCTGGCCGCGGTCGCCCTGGCCGCGGTCGCCCTGGCCGCGGTCGCCCTGGCCGCGGTCGCCCTGGCCGCGGTCGCCCTGGCCGCGGTCGCCCTGGCCGCGGTCGCCCTGG